AGAGTAGACAAATAACAAAAGATACATCTGAAAGAGTAATAACATTATCAAAAAATGTTAGAAGTTATATAGATGAATTTAAAAATTTATCTGAATCAGCAGGATTTTTTCCAGCTAAAGAATTAGATAATTATTTTCCTAGAGTTTTAAATTGGGATGTTGTAAAAAAAGATGAGAAAGCTTTTATAAAAACAGTTAAAGAAATTTATGAAAGTTTAGGAATGAAAGGTACTGTTGCTTCAGGAGTTAATAAAGGTAAATTAAGGTCTCAAGTTGCAGCAGAAAATTATTTACATGGACATAGAACTTCTGGTGATAGTGTATTTAATTCTGCAGTATTAAAACAAATGTTTAAAGATTCTAAATCAGGTGTTTCTAAAGAAGGAAACAAATTTATTTACACTCCAGTTACAGACCATATTACACATAAAAGAGCATTACAAGGACCTTATAAAAAAGTTGAACAAATATTAGAAAACAAAGGGTACTTAGTAAATGATACTCGTAATATATTAAATAGTTTAACAAATGATTCAGTTAAATCAATTGCATTTGCTAGACAGTTTGGAACTAATGGAGAATTATTACAACCTTTATTTTTACAAATAAGAAATAAATATATAAACTCAGGATTACCAAGAGAAAAATATTTAAATGCTATGAATCAAGAAATGAAATTAGTAGCAAATAGTATTGATGCATATTTTGATAGATATGGTACAGCTATGACTGGTGCATCAAAATCAAGTGCAGCTCTTTTAGGAACATTAGGTAATTTAAATATGTTAGGTAGAGTTACTATTACATCATTAGGTGATTTAATTCAACCTTTTCAAAACTCTTCTAGTTGGAGAGCAATCATTAGAGGTTTTAAAGATACAGCACTTAGAGCTAAGAATGAAAAAGGATTAGCTAAATCTTTAAATCAAGATATAGATGATGGTATTAGACAAGCATTAATGAAGTCTGCTGGATTTGAAGGTAGAGATGTGTTAGTAAATAATGCTTGGGTTGGTATGTCTCCTTCACAAAAAGTTAACAATCTTGCATTTCAAGCATTAGGATTATCATGGTTAACTGGTTATGCTAGAAGATTTGCATATAATACTGGTGTTGCTGATGCATATTATTTATCTAAAACTTTAAATAAGTTAACTAAAACAGGATTAGATAATACTGGTAGAGCAAAAAGAATTAAATATTTTTTAAATAATAATTATGGTATATCTACTAACAAAGCTTTATCAATAGGTTCAGCTAAAAATTTAAATACTGCAATTAAAATTGCTGGAAACAAAGGTGCTATTAATGAAGCAGGAATTATAACAGCAAATAGAGATGCATTAATACCTCAAGTATCTAATAGATTATTATTTACACAAAGTAATAATCAATGGGTAAGATTAATGGGTCAGTTTTTATCATGGGCTATGGCTAAATCAGCACAGACAAATAAAATTTTAATGAGAATGGAAAATGGTAGTGCTAAAACTTTAGTTAAAACTTTAGCTGTATTACCTATATATAGTGGTGTTCAATCATTAAGAGAGTTAGCAAAGTATGGTGAAGTAGTAACTGATTATGATGCTAACAATAATAGATGGTGGGCTGAAGGTGCAAGACTATCAGGTATGTTTGGTTTCTTACCAGAGTTAATTGCTAATAGATTAATTGGACCAGGTTCAAGAGAACCATGGTATTTATTTCCACCTGCAGCACAAATAGCTTCTGCTCCTGTTGAAGCTGGTAAAGCAGCATGGGATGGAAATACTGATAGAGCAGTAAGAATTTTAAGTCAAAGATTTTTACCTTTACCTAATTGGAGAAATTGGATATCAAAATTATTTGCAGGACCAAAACCACCAGTATTTGATAGTACACTTGGTAGTCAAATTATGTTTGCTGAAGGTGGTGTAATAGATAGACAAAATTATTTAGTAGGTGGTGCTACTAGAACTCTTTCTAAAGTAGCTTCAAATATTCTTAAAAAAGGATTAGACCCTTCAAAAACTACTAGAGCAAATACTGTAGCAACATATGATAAAGCTGATAAAATATTTACAAAGTTAGGTAAGAAAAAAATTCTTGATATAGGTTCTGGTAAAGGAATAGGTGTTCAACAATTTAAAAATAAAGAAACATTAGCTTATGAAAAATTTCCTAACTATGCTGATATTGATACAGTTTCTTATACATATAAAAATAAAACTTATAAAGGAAAAAGACCAGATTATGAAGACATAGATGATTTAATAATGAAAGAAGGTAAATCAAGTCAAGATGGTATTACAGCTTTTAGTGTATTAAATGTAATTGAAAATCCAATGGAAAGAAGTAAAGTTATTTCTAATATAGGAGAGTTACTTAAACCTAATGGTGTAGCACTTATTACTGCTAGAGAAAAAATTCCTGCAAAAGGTAGTATATTAATTGCAGAAAATCCTAAATGGAAAACTAAAGAATTTTTAATTGGAGGTGCAGGAGCTAATAGAGGATGGTTTCAAAAAGAATTTAATAAAAAAGAATTATTAGAATATGCAGATGAAATTTTAAATGGTACAAAAAAAGAATTTAAAATAGAATTAATTCCTGCTACAGAAAAAATAAGTGGTGCTGGTATTAAAATAACTAAACTTCCTACTTCTAAAAATAAAATAGTAAGTTCTATAAGTAAAGATAATTTATCTAATTTAAAAAAGCAAGTTACTAAAATTGATTCATCATTAAAAAGAAATTCTTCTACTGGTGTAGGTAAAAAAATAGGTGGTGATTTATATGTACATAAAAGTTCAGAAAATGTTATACCAATTATAACATCTGCTAAAGCAAAACTTCCTAAAGATTATAATTATGATGTTGTTAAATATAATGATAAGGATAAAATTGTTTCTTTTATTAAAGTTCCAGAATTTAATACAGTAAATGAACCATTAGCAACAACAGGGTTAAAAGTTTTTTCTGATGGTACAATTAAAAATATTAATATAAATCAAATCTATCATCACAAATGGTTGTTTGTAGATGATAGTTATAAAGGATTTAATGTTGGAGATAGTATTGAAAGGTCTCTTGCTTGGTTGCCTTTAAGAAAAAATAATAAAATAAAAAATTTTAAATGGGCATCAATAGGAAGACAAGAAGCATGGAATAAAGTTATTCCTTTTATACCTAAACTTTCAGTAGGTGGACAAGTTGTTAGATTAGGTTATGAAAGTGGTGATGAAGTATTAGGTTTATCTGAGTTAGAAGGAGTTAAACCATTAGAAACAAAATCAGTTGATGACCAAGTAACTACTATGATGGAAGAAGAAAAAGTTATTGTACCTGAAAAGAAACCTGAAGCTGCAGATTATATGGAAATAATAAAAGAATATGAAAAATTAGGAGATAAAATTATAGTTGATGGTGTAGAAAAATATAAAAATTATAAAGGAAAAGGTGAAGAATTTGTTACAAGTGGATTTGGAAATTATAATAAAAATAATAAATTAGAAGATTCAAAAACAATTGATGAAGCTAACGCAGATTTAGTTATTGCTATAAATAAAAGATTACCTATTATAAAAAAAAATATAAAAGAATTTAATAATTTTCCATTAGATGTTAGAAAACATATTGTATCATCTTGGTATAGAGGTTCATTATCTGGTAGTCCTGAAACAATAAAATTAATTAATGCAGGTAAATATAAAGAAGCTGCTATAGAATTTTTAGATAATGACGAATATAGAAATGCTGAATCTTTAAATAGAAGAGGTATAATTGAAAGAATGGAAAATACTGCAAAAGCTATTGAAAGCTTGGCTAATCAATAGTTGACAACAACTAGAATTCCTACTATAATATAGGAAGAGTAATGCCCATTAGGGATTACTAAACTTAAATCGCTTAACGAAAGGATTAATATGACACAATACGATTTAATAAACTTTGACCCATTTAAAAACTTCTCTATCGGTTTTGATAGAATGTTTGATTCATTAAATGAGGTCTCAAGAATAAACACTTCTAACTTTCCACCATACAACATAAGAAAAGTAGGTGAAGGAAAGCATCAGATAGAAATGGCATTAGCTGGTTTCACTAAGTCTGATATAGAATGTGAGTTACAAGATGGTGTGCTTACTATCAAAGCTAAGAAAGAAGATAAAGATAAAGATAGTTTGATACATCAAGGTATCGCATCAAGAAGTGTAATTAGAAAATTTACTTTATCAGAATATGTTAAAGTAGACTCGGCTGATTTTAAAGATGGTATTCTTAATATAAAATTATATCAAGACTTACCTGAAGAAAAAAAAGCTAAAACAATTAAGATTAAATAATCTTACTACTGGGCATCATGAGAAATCACAAAGTAGCCATGCTCTGCCCAGTTAATAAAGGAGAATAAATGCCATTTGAAATGATAACAATGCTTGGTTCTACTGTACTCGGTGGAGTAATGAGTATATGGTCTCAAAGTATTAAAGCTAAACAAGCTGAACAAAAGATGCTTATACAAAGAGCAGAGGTTCAACAACAAGGTTTTAAAGAAGCTAGAGAGTATGACAATGTAGGATTCCAATGGACTAGAAGAATCATAGCATTAGTCGCTGTCTTTGCAATAGTATTATTACCAAAACTAATGCCTGTACTATCACCAGATACAAGTGTGATTGTAGGTTACTTAGAATTTAAACCTGCTTTCTTTTTCTTACCTGAAAAAGAAGTAATGAAATGGATAACATTATCATCTAACAGTTTAGTAATAACACCATTAGACACTAACTTAGTATCAGCCATTATAGGTTTATACTTTGGTGGTTCATTAGTAAAGAAATAATATGATAACATTAGCAATAGTAGGATTACTATTAGGAGTATTATTATAAGTATGCATCTTGTTGCAGAAGTATTAATAAGAAACTTACAACCGAAAGATAATAAAATGAATTATTATTTTACAGGAACATTAATTATATTAATGGTATTGTTGGCATTATTTGGAGGTCCAAATTAAATGAAAATATCAGATAAGACTTCAGTAAGTATGCCAATGAAAAATTTAATCAGCATCATTGGTGCTGTTGCTGTAGGTGTATGGGCATACTTTGGTGTAGTTGAAACTCTTAATAAGCATAGTACTAAACTAGAATTATTTGAAAAAGATTTAAGTCAAAATACAGAGTTTAGAATCAAATACCCTCGTGGAGAATTAGGTCAGTCAAGTGGGGAAGCAGAACTTTTCATGCTTGTGGAACATATGGCAGGTTTAATTGAGTCTATGGATGAAGAATTAAAGAATATGAGAAACAATAAAATTAATATAGATTTTTTAAAAGAACAAGTTTCAAAACTACAAGCAGATGTAGAAAAATTAATTAGAAATGGTAATGGACATGAATAATTTTATAGATAGATTTTTTTTAAAATGCTTTGGAGGATTAGATTGGATATCAGAACAGATGGATAAACTATTTGCACCAAGATGTAAATGTAAAAACAAAAAGGAGAAAAAATGATAGAGACTGTATTTGCCCTGCTTCTTATAATGGACCATGAAATTAAAGAACACAGAATTCAAGACTCGTTATCAAAATGTTTGAAAGCAAAAAGATATGCTATGAAGGATAAAGGTACTGCAGATAGAGTAGTTTACAAATGCATTAAATCTAAAGCAAACATAGAGATATACATGGGGGAAAAGAAGATTACTTCTTTAATATTAGACTGATGAAGATAGCTTTGTTTATGATTATGTGTTCAGGATTAGCAAACTCCTGTCTTGAACCTCATAAGTTAAATACTTATGATACATTTTATGAGTGTATGACTGCTGGTTATAAAGAGTCTTTTGAAAAAACAGAAGCTATTGGACCAGATGAAGTTAATGAATATAAAATATTTATTAAATTTTTTTGTACTCCTGAGTCAGATGAAGAAGTAGAAAAACAAGAAACTAAATTAGAAGTTTAACTGTGAAAGACATCCCTTGCAATTTTTTCTAACTCTTCAGTTAGTATAGTAAAATTACTTTTACATTCCCTTAACAACGCATTAATAACACCAGCATTTTCTTTTTTAAAATGTAATGGTATCTTATCTATTGGGTAAGATTTTATTTCTGTAATAAATTGTCCTTGATTATTTATAATCAATTTGAAGCCCATCAATTCAGCTTCTTTTCTTTTAACTCTAGGTTTAGATTTAAGTTTTCGATTCTGTTTCATGCTTTTTCTTTAGTAGGTCTAAAAGAAAATCATCATCAGATTTTCCTTCCCTTAATTTAGTTAAAGGTTTCTGACCTTCTTTATATATCTCAACACTTTGTACTCGTGCAGGATTAGTCATGAATACTGGTAGTCTTTCATTATCAAAAGACTTTACCATAAAGAAACCATCATCAGCTATACCAAATGTTTGTACATTTTTTATATCAATATCATCTGTACCAACTAAACATAAACGCATATGACATTTATCTGGTGTAGGTTTTTTAGGTTTACCATCTAACCCTAATACATTATTCATACTTAATCTGTTATTGGGTCGTGTGTTAATGAAGCCATTTGTTCTAATCTATTCTTAGGTTCTTTAGTTTCATTTTCAAAACTAATATCAGTACCATGTTCCTTAATAGATTTATATGTTCTCTTACTATAATCTTTGCTAGTAAAAGATTCACCAACTGGTTCTTCTTTATGTACTTCAGTAGGTTTATAACCTATCTCTCCACTTTGATAATCATCATCAACTAAAGCATCTACAGTTTCAGTATAGATTTCATTTAGCTTTTCATTGTTTCTTTTTATTTTCTTTTTTAAATGTTCTTTTAAATCTTCTATCTTAACAAATAACATCTTATCTATTTGTTCATGTATACCATACATATTTAAATCATTTAATGCAGCAATAAGTCTGCGAAAACCTCTTGCCCTTTTTTCTAATTGTCTTATTTGTGCTTCTGATAAACTCATGAGTAATCCCTTTCAAGTATCATTTCAAGATAGTGAATAGCTTTTTCAATATCTTTTTGTTTGCCTTTTGCTTTATGTCTACAGATATATTTAATAGCATTACCTTCTGCAAACAACAAACCATTTTCATTTATAAATTCTGCAGGTTGAATCTTCATCTTTGAATAATGATTTCCATCTACCTGCTTACCTAATGAATCATAGGTAGTTCCTTTAAACATATCTTTATGTGTCATTATAGTGGTCCTAGTTCTTGCATTTGTTGTCTTCTTAATTGTTGTTCGGTTGGTTGTAACATAGCATTTAAATCATCTATTGTCAACTCTGGATTGCGTTTTAATTTTTTAACTATCCATTTGTACGACCAAGGTTGTAGTCTTAATGTATCACCTTGATAGTAATGAGTTTGATTAGGAATAAAACTAAATACATTTTTATAATTAATTTTACTAGCTTCTTCTTTTGATAACAAAGATTGTAACCAAGCTACTAATATATGTCTAGCTTTTCTTCTAATAGGTTTCATTTGTTTACTGTTCATTTCGTATATTACTTATTACTTTATTTAAAGTTTCACATTCTTTGTCTTTAGTTAAAAGTTTGTCTTTCATAATAGACAATTCATTTTCTATTGCTTGTCTTTTATTTTTTTCATCTCTCCACATTTCTAATAATGTTTGATAATCATTATTCATATTACTCATCCTTATCTAACTTTAATAATTTAAAATTCTTTTCTCTATCAAAATATCTATAAGACATTCTTACTGGTTGAAACTTATATACATAATCAAAAACAATTTTCTCATCTAATTGTTTACAACTATAAACATCAAGCTGTACTAACGCAGGACTCATTTCATCCCATGAGTGTAAAGTTATATGGGATGTTTCTATTATAGTGACGCAAGTTAAACCTCTATTACCTTTAACTTCACAATACTTTGCATATGGACCAGCTAATATTTTCATATCAATATCTTTTATTAAACTCTTAGTCCACTTCTTCATGACCTTTAAATCTTTAGGTGGTTCTAATACTTCTGCTCTAACTAGAAGGTGTTTGTGTTTTAATTCCATCTGTAAATTCTTTTGTTATATCTTCTACCATAGGTTCTTTAATTACATCAGCTAAGAACACATTCTTATTTGAATATTTAAATACTCTTAAACCTTTACCTTTGTTTGCATCTGCATAACATTCAAACTTATGTATACAAAATTGACAACCAACTGGTATAGCTTTGTTTCCATTCTTCTCTGTCTTTAATTCATAACATCTTTCAGGAGGTGTATCACTAGCAAGTTTAGTATTTAAATCTTTTATTAAACTTCTTGTATCAGGTTTAGCTAAGTCTTCTGGTTTGTAAAAACATATATCACCACTTGATTTATCAGCAACAAGAAAACCTCCCTTGTTAGTTCCATTAGCTGTTTCATATCCTGATAGCTGGGCATGATACCCAAAAGGGTCATCATTTATTAACTCACCATTCTTAAATTTTTTAAAACTAAAAGGTGAAGCAGACTTAACATCACATATTTCTCCATCTACTTTAGCATCTATATGTCCTTTAACATCATCTACTTTAACTTTCATTTGTCTATCTTCTACTTTATGTCCAGATAATTCTGTTAAGTATAATAGTAAGTGTTCTATAATATGTCCATATAAAAATTTTAAATTATTACTTGCATCATATTCTTTTGTTTCTTTAGGTGAATACTTATCATACCATAATTGTCTAGCTGGTTTACCTAAGATACTCATTCTTAATACACCATCATACTTTTCTTTTTTAGGTGGAGTGTTCCATGCAATCATAGCTTCCTTAATATTATTAAGAAAACTATTCATGTTCTCTTCTGTTATAGGTGCAGGATTTCCATTAGCTATATCAGCAATTAATTTTTTAATATCAGTTGCTACTGTATCAATGCGTTTCTGCCCAGTTGTTTCCAATTTTATATTCTCCATTTAATTCACATCTTAATTTTAATTTTGTACCAGCATCCTTTATAGCTTGAACTGCTAGTCTACCAAACTCTTCTGCTCTTCCTTCTTCAACTTCATATTGAAATTCATCATGTACATTTACTACAGGATAAGCTTTGATTCGTTTATTCTTAACATATTGATTTAATAATATCAATGCAACTTTCATAACACACGCACCAGCACCTTGTAATAAACTATTTAGGGCTGCGTGTGGGTGTCTGATGATGATTCTTCTTCCATCAAGTCCTTTAAGCCATCTTCTGTTAGACTTAGCAACTGCATCCACCTTTTCTCGTAAGCTTCTAAGACTTGGTGTTGCTCTAAGAAACTTTTCTTTAACTCGGTTGCCATCTGCTTCCGAACCTCCAATGATGCTTCCAATTTTTTTTGACCCTGCTCCATAGATGAGGGCATAGATAAAAGTTTTGCTTTCATCCCTTGACCGAAGACCAGCAGCCACTTGATTTGCTGTGTGTATATCTCCATTAGTGATTTCATTTGTGTATTCCTTATCGTTCATGTAGTGTGCTAACATTCTTAACTCAAGTCCAGATGCATCCACACCTACTAATTTATTTCCTTTATCAACTACCCATAATCCTCTACATTCTTTTCCATATGGTGAGTACACAGCAGGAACTTGTGCCATGTTGGGTGCTTGATGACTCATCCTCCCTGTAATTGTACCATTGGTAATTACTTTGCCATGTACTCTACCATCTTCCTTAATTGCTTCTACCCATGAGGAGACTTGGGCAATTCTTTTTTGAAGCATAAGGTATTCGTTTATTAACTTAGCTTCAGGTATATCTGTTATCTCTGATAAAACTTTTTCATCTACAATTACATGACCCTTATCAGTTTTCTTTTTAGGTTTCCAACCAAGCTTCATTAGTCGTTCACCTATCTGTTGCCTTGAACCTAAGTTAAATTCTTTATACTTAACTTTAGTAAAAGGAACTCCCTTTACATATCCTCTTGCTTTGTTATTTGATTTAGGTACAAACACTTCTTCAATTTTTAATGGAGGAAATGTTGCCCTAACTTTATTTTGTAATTCATTCATGTCTTCTTGAAACTTAGCTTGTAATCCATAAGCATTAACAACATCAATCTTAAATCCTCTTTCATGTTGTCTTTGAATTATCTTAGCAACTTCATGTTCCAACTCAACTGAATAACCAAAATCTTTTATTCTTTTAATTAAAAAATTGTATAGTCTTTGTGTTAAGTCTACATCATTTCTACAATACTTTAACATATCTTCACTAAAGAAATCAAATTGTTCAAACTCAATCTTACTATGTCCAAGTTTAATTCCCCAATTCTTTAATGAATGTCCACCATCTATCATAGGATTTAATAATCTAGATAGAACAAGTGTGTCTGTTATCTTACAATTTTTAAATAAGTCATAACCAAAAAATCTATTCAGTACTGGTATATCAAATCCAATTATGTTATGACCTATAACTTCTTTAGTTTGTTTTATAAACTCTTCAAACCTATGTAAATTATTTTCTTTGAATTGATAAAAGGTATCTCCATCTTTACAAACTATACACCAGATTTTATCTGCAGTTAAAGTTGTTTCAATATCAAATACTACTTTATTAAAAGTCATCTGATTGTACCTCAACTAATCTACCAGTATCAACATTATACTGAAGATTACAACAAGGTCCAGTCATTCCTGAAAATCTATTCTTTAATACCCTAACCCTCGTTGTGTTTCTAATATCTGGGTTATCATTTTGTGCGTCTCTCTCTAGTCCAATTACCATATCACTAAGTTGTCCTATACTAGCTGACCCTCTTAATTGTGATAGTGATGTTGCTGCTCCCTCTTCATGTCCTTTACCATCTGGTCTTCTCAAGTGAGACACAACCATCATAGCAACACCAGTCTCTTGAACAAGAGTTCTAAGTCTAGTCATGATTTCATCTAATGCTCTTCTCTCATCACCATGACTTTGGTCTGATACAATAATACTAACATGGTCTATAACAATATACTTACAATCTAAACCTTTAGCTAAGAATCTAACTCTTGAAACTATATTATCAATTGAGTTAGAACCAAAATGGTCAAACATAAATACTCTACCAGTACCAACTGTCTTATCAAAATAAGTTTTTAATTCTTCTTTAGCTACATGAACATCAGGTAAATGTAATCTTTGATTTGCTTCAATACTCATTAAACCTTTTGAAGTTATTACTGGTGTTTCTTCTAACATTAACAAACCAATATTATCTTTAGTAGATTTAATCATGTGATGTACTATCTCTCTCATCACTTGTGTTTTACCTAACCCACTACCAGCAGTAAATGTAACTAACTCGGATGGTCTTATACCATATGTTATTTTATTAATTCCTTCAAAAGGATATTGAACAAAAGATTGTATTGTTGGTTTAGCAATCTCATCAAATAAAATATTAGCATTTATAATTCCATCTGGTGCAAATACTTTTGCATCCCAAAAAGATTTTACATATGATTGTATTTTATTTTTAGTTAAACAATCTGAAGCATCTTTAAATTCTTTTGGTAAATGCATAATCTTACATTTCCCTGGGCTAAAGAGTTCAGCTACCTTTAATGCTCCATCAATTCCTTGTTCATCATTATCAAAATTAATTACAACATTATCAAAATTATTTTCTAACCAATCTAAACTATTCTTTATATCTTTAACTGCAGAAGTAATTCCATTCTTAATACTAACAACTGGTGTCTCATACTTATCTGTCTTAAACATTTGATAAGCTGATAGACAATCTAATTCTCCTTCAGTTATAATTATATATTTATTTTTATTAAATAAATGTTCACCAAATAAACCAGAATGTTTTGTATTACCTTGAATACTAAACTCTTTTAATTTAGTAAACCTAGTTTTAGTTCCTACCTTTGCACCTTGCTTGTCATGATAAGGATAATAATGATTAGTTATATTACCCATGCTATCAATCTTAACAGATACACTATACTTTTTACAAGTATCTATCTTGATATTTCTATCAACAATTTCTGCAAAGTCTGATTGATTTGTTATTGGTTTTAATTCTTGTTGTTTACTTACAACAGTTGGTTGTTGGTCTGTATCATAGTCTCTCATATATTCTTGACATGAGAAACAGTAAGCAGAATTGTCAGCATTAACTGATACTGCATCACTACTATTACATAATGGACATGGTAAATGATACTTTACAAATCCATTTTTATTTTCTTCATTCATTTGCACCCTCATAAATTCCTTTTTAAAAATTTAAATTATCATGGTACCATCCTATTAAAATAGAAACAGTAATCATAACAATAAATAATATTAATAAATACTTAAACTCTTTCATAATAAAAAAGGACTGCCGACCAACTACAAGCCGACAGTCCTAGGAGTAGAAAAATGACAGCCATAACTTTTATGACTGCGTGACTATACTAAAATTCTTTAATGTTGTCAACACTTCCATTAGAAGTATTTCCAGATTCAACATCAAAGTCTTCTCTTGGTGTGTACTCTATTAAGTCTAGTACTTGGACAGCTTGTAGGTCTAACCCTATTCCCTTCTTACCTTTGAAGTTCCACTCATAAGGTTTATACATTACCTTAACTCTACTTCCATTACCGACTATTTTTTCTAATGGTTTCTTATCTGCATCCACTAATTGTGGTTGAGTATTCTTATCTCCATTAGCTTTACTTACTTTTCTTTTAAATCTAATTATATTAGATATTGTTTTTTCATCAACAGTTGTTTCGGCTACTGATATTCCTTGACCCTTAAAATCCTCTGCGTCTTTAGAATCAACTGCTAAATCAATTCTCCACATAGGTTCAAACTTTTCGTTTGGTCGTGTCAGAGAAGCCCAGTATGCTGTGCCTTCAATTATCGCCATATGTTTTTTCCTTTTTTGTTAGTGTTAAAATGGTAGTAAACCCCATAACTTTTGTGCGTAAATAAAAGTATATGTGCCTACCACTTTTGTTTTATATATTAACCAAGACATTATTGTCCTTTGTTGTTTTTAAGTTTATCATTTTTCATAGACATCTTTTAACATATCAGACCCCTCCTTGTCAACACTTGTATCATCTTTTTTTTCCTCAGAATCGCTAGTGTTTTCAAGGATTTCTGTTATCTTTTCATCTATTACTCTTTTGATTTTATGTTTCTTCTTTAGTTTAGATTCTAGTTCAGCAATTTTCTTACCCATAATTTGAGTATCACCATTACAGTTCTCAATTTGAATAAGTAATTGTTTTATTTTAGAATCTTTTTCCGAAGCCAGTTTTACTGCATCATTTTTTTCTTGTGTTAATGATGCAATAGTATTCTTATATTCTCTTATTAAATCTTTCTCACTCATTTAAAAATTTTTTCACCCCATCTTTTACTTTAATTCTATTTATTCTTTTAATTGCATTACCTGATTTAGTTAATCTTATCCAATTAACATACTCTTCTCCATCTAAGAAAGTTGGAAAATGTTTTGCTGTCCATGCATAAATTTTATTTATCCAACCTTTATGATTGTTAATAGTATCTATATGCCATACATTCTTACCACTATCCCAATCAAATCTTTTTAATACTCCAGTCTTTTTAAATCTTTCTTGTGCTTCATCACTTAGAAATGCCCAGTTAGTTATAGCATAAGCAACACCAGTAGTTTCATATCTAAATATATGATATTGATTTAAAGCTATACATGGAATTAAATAGTCAGCTAACTCTTTGTTAGTCATAAGTTTCCATATCTCTTGGTCTTTATATAATTTTATTGCGTCTTGTATATCTTTGCTCTTATCCATATTTATATTATATCAAATGTTCCTAATATCATACACACTAATATGTAAATTATATAACCTAATAAAAGATAACCTATTATTTTTTCAAATACATTAAACATTATAATTTATAACACCCTTCAGTAAACAATTCTTTAATAGGTATAACAACACACTTACTTGCTCTATAATCTCCTATGTTTTTTGTATGTGTCTTCTTATATTTATTAACTATCTTTTTTAATCTTGATACTCTGAACACTAATATACAATGTTCATTGTTATCCATTTCTAAAACATGGAACCACCATTTAGATTCTGTTTTAAATATACCACTTGGTTTGTCTCTATACTCATACTCTATTGCTATGTTGCCAGTCTTTCTCCACCAGCTTCTCTCTGTTTTAATTTCTATCTTACCACCTTTAAGTAAGTTCTCTATTCTCTTTTCTCTTATCTGTCCATACTCTAAATCTAAATCAAACTTTGTATTCTTAGCCATTGAAACTATTCCTTGTTGCTGGGTCTTCATGAAAGCTACAAATATAATGCGTCAAGAATTTATTTAGATTTTTATTTCTAAACAATTTCTTTGCGTTAGCATCTTTCAATTGGTTAAACTTTTTAATTATAAATGATGGGTCTAAGTTTGCATAGTCACAAACTAATTTGTATTGGTCATCCTCTAAAGAAAACCATGCGATTGCATCTTTGATAATGTTTTCTCTAGCATTACCCCACGCATGAATGTCAACATCAAGTCCATCCATGATTGCTCTAACTATAACACACCTATATAATAAAACACATGGTGTTATAGCTGAACCTTCACCTTGACTATAGTTTATTCCTGCTGGGATATCTTTATTGAGTATCATATTTCATTTTATCAAACAATTTTTCCATGAGTTTTCTTTTCTTATTCTTTACAATCTTTAACTGATACTGCCTTTTCCTTAGAAGATAAGCCATTGGATTTTTTGACTTTCTCTTTGTATGTTTCTTCATTTATCTCCTCAACAGTATGTCTAGTAAGTTTAACATCTCTACTTACTATGTTAGAATAAGGACTCCATTTTAAATTCTCTTTTACTTGTTCAAGTGTTGTGCCTGAGTTGTAATAATCTTCAACGCATACATCTACATTGACCCAAGATTTTTTTAAAAAGAATTTATTACTCATTGATATGTCCTATAAAATGTTTTTTGTATTGTGAATTGCTGTCTTATTAGAAGACAGTATCTCTATTATACAGATAAACATTTGCCAAGTGAACATTGAAATAAAATATTTATTAGTCAATGATATCAATGGTTTAGACATATTTTGTTTGTTCCTTTCACCTATAAGTTGTATTGTTATTATGCTGGTTGTTGTCCACACTCTACAAATATTTTCCAGTCTTCTCTATCTTTAAAATTACATAGGTCAAACTGTTCCATTGCTCCCTCTAAGTAGTGTGCGTTAGTAAAGAAATATAAATTATGTTTAATGTTATGAAACATATAAACAGAATTAAATGCATCCTCTTCTTTACTTCTTTTATACTTTACTATTTCTTTTTTCTTTTTCTTTGTCATCAAGCTACCTCCTTTAATATTTCTATTCCTCTTGTCTTATGTTTTATTTTTTTAATATAACCTTTAAACTCTAAGTACCCTAACATATGATGTACATTCTGTAAACTCTTCATGTTCATAGCTGTAAGCATCTCTGTACATAAAGGCATATCATTATTTTCTTTTTTATATTCTTTTAAATAATTAAAAAGTTTTAATTGTTTTGGTGTTAACATTATTCTATATCCTTTTTTATTTCTATTGCTCTTGCCATTGCTGGATATTTTTTTATATACCCTTTCCATTCTATATAACCTAACATATTTACTATAGTAGATTTTGTTTTTACATTCATGTAATCTCTCATTTCATTTTGAGTAGGCATATATTGATTTTCTTTTTTATATTCTTTTAGATAATTAAAAAGTTTCTTTTGTCTTGGTGTTAATAAACTTTTATCTAAATGTTTATAATTATTTCCCATGATACTTTGCTCCTTTTAATCTCAGTTCTCTTTCATATTTTACTTCAGCTTTTAAAAATTTTATTTCTTGTTCTAATCTGTAAATGGTTTCTTCTAAATCATGATAACCTCTATCAGATTTTTTTACTTTCTTTTTAATAGCTTCTCTTAAGTCTTTACTAAATGTTAAAAGATAATCATCATCCATTAACAACATCCTTTAAGTCTTCCATTGGACTATTATCTTGATAGTCATGAGACTGCTCAAACAAAAAGTATTCTATATCATCATAGTCTTTAGCTTCAGTCATTAGCTTTGCATAATGGTCAGCACTATGTCTGTTTACAAATTGTTTTTCTAACATAAATCTATCTTGAGATTTAAATTTAGTCATAACTACATATCTTTTTATTGGTTTATTACTCATTATTTTCTCCTTTTTTTTCTTTATTAATTTTATTATGTCTTCCCATATACCATTCACTAGGTTCATAATCCCATTTTTTTCCATGATGTCCTCTTATATCTGCGTACCACATACGCAATCTTACTATTATTTTTTTCCAAATCATATTTATATATACCATTTTTTAGTTTAGTTCACAACCTTTTCTTTACATATTTTATTATCAATTAAAAATTGTGCTTGTCTTCCAAACCAACCTTGTAATCTCCAAGCAACACCAGTATCAATTAAGTATTGCCATGCTCCTATCTCTTCCTCTGCAGTATCACATGGTATATAACCCTCTGCTCTACCTACTGCTTGATGTACATCATCAACCAAGTTTTTATCCAACTCCATTATTTCATACCTCCTATATAATTCTAACTCAATCCTTGAATTAAATAATTTCTTTCCAAAGATTGCTTTATTTACTCTTACTTTTCTTCCACTCATTATAACCTTCAGTCCAAGTTTTTATTTTAATTACATTACTTTTTATTTCTTCTATATCTTTTTTCTTTATGTTTAAATCAGTTCTGTTTTTATCTTGCTCTTGTTCCCAATCTAATACATTAACATCCATAGCTTTAGTATATGCTTCATGTTTATTAATTGCTCTTATGTCAACATAATATCCTACTGTTTCATAAGCCCATACTCTATATGTTTTCATCCTACTATCACTCCTAATATAAATCCTACTACAAACCAAATGATTTCTTGTCTGTAATATAAACTCCATACTTTAAACTTACTCATCATACTTTTCCCTCCAACATTTTTTTAAACTCATCTAATTCTAATCTTGGATAATCCCATTTAGGTTTTCTTCCAGAAATTTCTTTCCAGTTTTTATCTTTTAATTTATCCATAATAAAATTAAGTACAGGTAATAAATTTGCTCTTACTTCTATTAATCTTTTACTATCATCAACTTTTTTTGTTTTATCTACTACTAATAATCTTAACATATCACCATGATTATTTATTGCAACATCTAATAATTTCACAGCACCTCCTCTCTTTGATAATGAGTTCTTAACTCATACTCCTCTTCATTATCTCTCTCCCATACTGCTTTGTTGTATGCATCCTTAACAACTCTTTCATCAACAAGATATGGGTTAGCATTATCTTTCATTAAATGTTTTTTAAATAGTAAAGTTTGTACATCTGGTAAACTAATATCTCTATTACCTTGTACATACCAATATACTATCTCTTGTACTTCTTGTATCGCTTGTTTAACCTTGCCCATTTTTTTATATCCTCCTTAGTTATATTAATTGCTACTGCTAGTCTTTGTACACTCCAATGATTTTCTTTAATCAATTGTCCTACTGTTTTTCTTATTGGCATTACTCCTCCTTTGTATTACCTTGTACTTCTATTTGTGTATCATCACCATATTCAACACCTTCATATTCAACTACAACATTTTCTTTTTTATGTTTAGTTATATCACCTTCTTTATCCCAATTACTTTCCACACCATACTCTTTAACTTCATCCTCTGTTAATTGTTTAGGTGAAGTTATCTTCCATGTTCTTACATCAACTGATTGTTCAATGTATCTATATTCATACTCACTCATTATATTACTCCTCCTATTTCTAAATCAAACTCTAACTTTTCAAGTAAGTCATTTCTTAACCAGTCAAAGTCATCATCCTTATCTGTTAAGTCATCTTCATTGTACTCATCAGAATAAAAATCTTTTATCTGCTCACCCATAACTTCAAAGTCTTGCTTACCTTTAACTATTTCAATGAGTAGTTTTAATTCCTCTTCACTAAAATGTTTTTTAATTTGTGTTATTGTTTTCATTCATGTTCTCCTTTATATATTCTCTTACTCCACTTGCTAGTTTTTCAATTTCAATGTAAAGTTTATCACCTTCCCAATGTTCAAAAGGTTGCCATGCTAATTGCTCAATCTCGTTATGTAATTTTTCTTCATCCCAATTAACCCAATCAGCATCTAAGTCATCATATAAATAATAACCACTAGCCCATTCAAAGTCTTTCTTTTCTTGTTCTGTCATCTATCCTCCTATATAGTACTTACCCTTAATCACATAAGGTTTTGTTTTATATGTTGTATCTATCTCTAATATTCTTAAAGATAAATTCTTTTTAATTAATCTATGTATCACTCCAGCATTAACATTTGGAAACTTCTCTCGCAACACTTTGATTAAATTTCTTTTCTTATACTTACCATTACTAACAAGATTAAACATTTCATCTGCTATCTCAGATTTAATAGAGGTAGTAATCCTATCATCATCTTTAACATAAGGTGTAATATCTATTTTATATTTCTCTAATAGATTATTAAAGTGTTCTTCACTTACCCAACCACAACAAAAACTAGGTGATTGTAAATGAGCAAGAAACATTGATAGTCTATCAGCTTCATTACTATCTTGCTTGTCTAGATAAATAAATATTTTATCTTCCAATGGTACATCTTTATATCTAGTTGTAGACTTATTATATTTATGCATTTGTTTCTCCTTTGTTGTTAGTTAATTCCAGTTCCATTACAGTTGTCACAATCTTCTGTTCGTTCTTCATGCTCTTTACCTTTAACTTCAACCCAGCCCTCACCATTACATATTACACACTCATCTATTCCAAACAAGTCATGTGTTATTGGTTTTTGTTTTTTCATATTACTCCTATTTTTATTTTTTATTTTTGTGCCACCCATTCTCTATAACAGAACATTGTGTCAAAGTCCACACGAAAGTTTGTCAACAATAAGGCATATGAAATTAATTTGTATTAACATATGCGACATAACGACACACTAATACTATGTTGTATTAATGTTCTATTATAAATCTTTTTATTATAGTATATATAAATAATTAGGTTTATTAATAACAACAACATTACAATTTCTAATTATATATATAACTAATACCAATACTTATCATAGTTCTCACTATTATAATCAACAACTCTCCACTTATCTTTTCTTTTAAAACTTTTCTTTGCAAATTCTAATGCGTCTTTCTCTTCAGAAAAGATTTGATTAGTATATAATCTATATTTATTTTTTTGTTTCCAAATAATAAAGTACATTATATTTCTTCTCTCATTAATTCAAATGTAAATCTTCCAGTTTGTTTTAAATAATCTACATCATGTTGAGTTAATGATTGCTGATTGTGTATCAATGGCAACCACACATCCTCTTTCTTAGTAGTGTAGTATAAAGTTCTACCCCACTTGTTATCTTTTCTTAGTACTATATGTATTGTGCTTTGTTCACTCATTGTCCTCCTTTTGTTTCTACTTTGTTCCTAACTGGTAGTGTTCCATTAATCTCTACACTATCAGAAATTTTTGTATTGTTAACTGCAACATCTAATAAGTATTCAACTGTCTCATAGTTAGATGAATGAAGTCTCTCCATTTTATTTACTCTCTCTTTTAAATCCCAAATAAGTTTTCTAATTTCTAACTGTCTTTCAAAAACTTTATTTAGTTTTAATTTATATTGTTGCTTATTCATTTTCTTAACTCAGTCCATACTAACATTATCAATGGTGCTAGTATTAATACCTTTAAATCTAATGGCATATTTAAAAATAGTTCTATCATTTATCCTCCAACTGTTTATGTAACTCTTCAAATTGTTTAGCCCACTTGTTCATGCTTAAAGTATTTGAATAGTCAGCAACTATATCCTCATCTGTTTCATTGTAAGGAATAAACCATGCCCAACCTATCTGTCTTTTATCTTCTTGGTAAACTACAATCTCAGTCTCATAATCTTTAATTGCTTTTCTTATTTGTTCATAGTCTTTTGAATATTCAACTGGTGTCTCTCCAGTCTCCTTGTCATGAACAGTTATACTCCAGTTAGGTTTTTCTTTTAATAAGTATTGTACCATATTAAAATGTCCTTGCTTATACTCAACTGCTTTTGTTATGTCTTCTGCTTTCATTAACCCTCCAGTTTTTTCTTCCTACCTAATGGAAGTTTTTGTTCTTTACTTATAGACCTTTCATCTTTCAACCATTGTACTAAAGCACTTTTTATTTTAGGATATTTTATTTGAAAACTTTTAACTGCTCTCTTATATCCTCTACTCTCTATCACTTCTTTAGTAGGTTCAAAGTCCTTATCAATATTTCTAAAATGAAATTCAAACATTTTTTTATCACTCATTAATCCTCCATTAATTTTAAAACTAATTTATTATATTTAGTTCTTAACTTATTATATTTAGTTTTAGTTTTAACTAACTCATCATAAAGACTTTTTTCATTAGAGTTTTTTATTAATGCTCTAATCAAATGAAATAAATCCATGTCTCCTTTTTTTATTTCTTGGTCTCTACTTTCAGAATAGTAAGTTTCTTCTGCTAGTTTATAGATATCACTTGGTAATCTTCTAGTACTATCTATCTCCATATGCTTAAGATATTTATTAAGTGTTGTCATGTTCTCTCCTTCCTTATATTTTATTTATATTAATTTCAAATCTGTCTCCATTTAAATTGAAAACAAAATCTGCTTGTTCACCATTTAAAGAGGTACCACTATCAGTTATTGTTACATCATCTTTAAATTTTTTTTCAACTGCTCTCTCTAATATTTTTCTTAATCTATATATATTAGATACTTGTCCAAACTCTTCACTCATTTTTTCTCCTTTATTTATTTTTTATATTTGTTCTACCATAAGATTGTGTCAATGTCCACACAAAATTGTGTCTTAATCGTGGCAATACCACATTGTATTCTTATATTTTTTTGCCACTAATTCTTTTCTTAACTCCCTGCTATACCAATAAAAAGATTTAAAGAATTGATTAACATCTTTTATATTTTTTAACTCATCCATTACATCTTTTATTCTCTCAACTCTATGCTCGTGTGAGTTGTAATAGTTGTATAGTTTTTCTGTCTCCTTAAATTGATTTGGTTTACTCATTCAACCTCCACTACATAATTATTTAATTCTAGTAGTTCTAATATTTGTTCTATGTTTTCTGCTATTAAAACTCCTTCATCATTATATACTTTAATCATTCAACCTCCAGTTGTATCTGTATTAATTAATCTAAAACAAATCCAGAATAATCTGTTTTAGCTTTGCCCTTTGCTTTTAAACCTACGATTGAATTTCTTTTATCTAAAAATCTCAAGTCGTGGTTGTCTCCATTGACTACATTGTAGCCAAATTTATTTAAGTCTTCTAAATTATTTCTATATACAGCAGAAATATTTCCACCCATTTTTAATATGTTAAATGCTAGTTCCTTATTGTCTTCATTTAAACTATATGTTAGGTGATAATTTTTAGGGTACTCACCATTAACAAATTTAATTGCTCTCTTATATATCTTGGTGTAGTCATAGAATTGTATGTTAGGAAATAATTCAAATATATTATGTATCTCCCATGATATATCGCTGGTTGTATTTAATCTAACTACTGGTATTAATTTATTTTTATTACAATACAACTCATGGTTTTTTATTTCTCTCATAAGTTGTTTCAAGAATTCAACTCTTGCTTGTATATAAAATCTAGTTCTATTTATTCTCCCAATATCTTTTTGCTTTTGATATACAGGATTTCCAGCAGTATGAAGACAGGCAGATTTACAACCTACACTTGCCATTGGACAAACATTATACCCAGATAAATCAGCAGGAGCAAGATTTAATCTTAATATTCTATAGTTCTCTAACCCTTTAATCTTTTTATTCTTATCAGTTTTTGGGTTGCCTTCTCTAAAACATAGTTTACTTGGTCTCTTCCAACTTAACATTTTTTTCATTTTATATTCTCCTATTTATTTTTTATCTATCATCATGATTAAATGTACCTTCTTGCTCATCCATTGTAGGAAGTTTTTCTACAGTTCTTCCTCCTCCAGATGTATGAGTAAAGGGTGTATCATTTATTATTTCTGCAACTATATTTCCATTCTCTCTATTGAATTTTATAATTGCTCTTCTCTCTTCTTTAGTTAGTCGTTCCATAAGTGTCTCCATTTATATATTTGTCTCTCAACTTTTTTGTTTTACTATCATAATAGTATGAGAGTTCTCTATTAGATATTTCTATACTCTTCTTTAATTCATTTTGAATTTTATTTTTTAAAGTTTCAAAATGATTTCTAGAAGAATAATTTTTTAACATAAGATTTTTTTCTTTATCATTATAAGTGTAGTCATCACCATAATTCTCATGTAATTCTATTTCAAAATTTAAAAAATCTAATGTATTATTAATTTGTTCTAATTGTTTTTTATACATTTTAACATGACTTTTATTTAAAAGTTTATCAGATTTCATACTGTTAATTGCTATTTGTTTATTGTAGTTCATAGTTTATTCTCCTATTAATTGTTTTCTTTTTTCTTGGTTTCCTGCTTTGCTTGTTTGTTTTTCTTCTAGTACTTTTAACTCTCTTCTAACTTGCTCTAATACTACATCATTTATTAAGCCCAGTTTATTTTCTTTAGTCCAGTAGTTAGGTGTCTTTATATAATTAGTCCACTTATCAACTAAAGGAAATTGTTTTTCAAATGCTTCTATCTCCCATGGTCTATTTTTATATTCAATAGCTTCCTGTACTCCCATTTCTTTTTTCTCCCAGCGATAGTGTACTTGATTGTCAGTTTTCCATATTCTTTTATTTAATTGTCCAGTTGCATATTGTTTTAAGTGTACTAATTCATGAGTAATAGTTTCAAGTATATTTAAAAAACTCATGTCAATTCTTATATACATTTTAGCATTTCTAATTGGTACTGTTTTTGTAGTTGCAGATGTTAACAAATAACCAACTGTTTGTTTATCAAAGTGAGATTTTTTTCTAAAATAAACTCTTAATCTTAATTTATTTTTTAAATTTTTAGAAATCAATTGCTCCAATGTAAAGTTTATTAAATGTCTATACACTAATTCATTTATATATTTTTCTCCAGTTCCTATATTTCTTTTATGATATAATATTAATTTTTTCATAGTGTATATATTCTCCTATATTTATTTGTTTATTTTTTGTTTATATTGTGTTTTAAATAAGGCAACTATTTATTTAAATCAGTCAATATATATTCTCCATTTTTAATTTTTTCTTCAGTTTGTTTTTTGTTTTCATTCAAAAATATATTTCTATATTTGCCAGTAGTTTTTGAGTAATCCCATTTATTTAAATCTAGATAGGTTTTCCCATTCTCAATTTTTACAATGGTTGAATTGTAGCTTTGAAATATACTTCCATTATCGGTGTATATTACAAATTGATTTGCTATTTTATTTCCTTTATTACTCACCATATTTTGAACTGTAGTCATTTTTTATTCTCCTATTTTATTATTATTTATTATTATATTTATTTATTATTTCATTAGTTGCAGATATCCCTAAATAAGCAAAATATCCTACAATTATAAGTTGTATTATGATAAAATATATCATTGTTTTTTTCTCCTATTTATTACTGTTGACCCATTGCAACATTGTTTTTTTCTTCTTCTATTTCTACTCTTCTTATTTTTTTAGTAGCTTTTAAAATCTTTTTTAAATCTTTAATTTCAAATGCTTCTAAAATTTTTGACATTACTTGAAATTGATATTCGCAATTTTCAATCTCTCTATATTTAATATCAATATGATTTATTATTTTTGTTTTTTCTGGTGTTTTCCATAACGCCATAGTTTCCTCCAGTTGTATAGGTTAATTAAAACCTATGGTTGTTGATTTAACTAGCTTAATTAAAAACTAGCTTTGATTATAATTCCAGTATCTATTATCTTTGCCACCTTGAATAGAAATTCCTAACTCATTGTAAATGGCAGATTTTACTGGTTTATAATATTTACTTAAAATTAATGGATTGTTTTTTAAATCCATTTTTAATCTTCTTTTATATCTTCTGAAATCTCTTCTGCTCCAATCCTTAAAAAATTGTTTGTAGTTGCTTTTTGTTATTTTAAAATTCATGAAAAACAATCTAATATAAAAAATTCTCGATTTTAAGGCAAAAACAAAAATAGTTTGCCTTAATTAAAAATAAATTAATGAGCAAAATCAAGGATAATAGACGAATAAAGGCAAAAAAGCCATAAAGTTAAGGCAAATAATTTAAAATAAGGCAAATAAAATAAGGGTTTTTGCCAGAATAAAGCAAATCAAAAAAGATTTATAAAAGTTTTTAGAAATAAAATATAATAAATGAAGCTATATAATTTATATAAATTTGTAAAAATGGGTTATCAACAGAATTAGTAAATTCAATAAATATATTTAAAATACCCTTAATTAATTTATAACTGTTGCATAAATGTCTCATGGGCAAAATCGCCCAATTATTAAGATTTTTAAAAGTTCTAGATTAATTTTGGCTGGATATTTTAAGCTAATAGAATTGTTAAAAAGATATTGTTTTTATTGTTATTTTTGAAGATTGTTGGAGGTCTCTTTCTTCGTCTTTAATTAGCTTGTTAATTGGTTGTAATTGTAAACTAACTCAAAAGATTTATTGAGATTTTTAAAGATTATTTAAAGGTAAGTGTTATTGACCTATATTCTACAACTAAAGATTGAAGAGAACAAAAGGGGAACGAGGTGCCATGGGGGGTGTGGTGGGTATATATTCTTC